CAAAAGCCACTCGTGAAGTGATTCTCGAGCATTTTAAGGCAGGAGAAATATCTGTTGTTGCCAATGTCGGGGTATTAACCACCGGCTTTGACTATCCGGAACTTGATACGGTCGTAATGGCACGTCCTACGATGTCACTGGCCATGTGGTATCAGATAGTCGGTCGTGCCATCCGCCCGCATCCTTCTAAAGAATGTGGTTGGATTGTGGATTTATGCGGTAACATCAAACGTTTCGGGGAGGTGTCGGACTTACGACTGTTTGATAGGGGTAACGGTAAGTGGGCAGTTTATTCTAATGGTAGACAATTAACTAACGTAAGATTCTAATATGAAAAGTATAAAAGAAGTAGTTAAGGACATTGAACATATACCGAAATGCCTGAGAAGTGGAGAAATAAATCTGTATTACTTAATTAAATGTTTATATGGCACGAATAAGGACGATAAAACCTGAATTTTGGGAAGATGAAAAGATTGGTAAATTACCGATCCCGTGCCGCCTTTTCTTTATTGGTTGTTGGAACTTCGCTGATGATTTCGGGGTTATCAAAGGTAATGCTGCATTACTCAAATCTCAAATATTCCCTTACGATGAAAACTTACGAGTATCTGAAATAAAAAAGTGGATAGATTCCTTAGTGGATGCCCGGATGTTAGTACCTATTATTCACGCAGAAGAAAGCTACTACTTTATCCGCACATTCCGTAGTCATCAAATCCTTGATAAGAGATACGATAAGTCATATATCGGTAAAGAAATAGCAAAAGATTTGATTAATAGAGCTTTAAATGATAACGTCGTGAACACGACGTCAACACCACGTGATAACGACGTGTTCACGACGACGGAAAAGGAAGAGGAAAAGGAAGATAAGAAAGAATCTCCTAACGGAGATAAGAAAGAAGCTGTCGCTTCTTCACCCGCTCCTTCAAATCTTGATTTTCTAAAATTTAATGATTGGTTGAAACGGAAAGCTCCTTTCTGTAGTAACCCTAAAAATTTCTCTTCTCAAATTACGGAAGCTGAGTTCCTAAAACTCAAAGAGAAATATACCGGTAAACAGATTGCTGATGTCATCGAACAGATAGAGAACCGAAAAGATTTACGCAAACGATACACCAACCTTTATCGGACGGTGTTAAACTGGGCAAAGAAAGAATATGGATACTAACGTACAATTGCGCGATGAAGATGCCGAGAAAATGGTTCTAGGCACTATTATTCTTCAACGCAATGCGTTTGAAGAAGTGAGAGAATTACTATCGGAAGAATCTTTCTACAATCCTTTTCATCAGGAGATATACAAGGCTATTCTTCAAGTGGTGTCATCTGGGAACAGGCCTGATATGATAACGGTCAAAGGAAAGCTTGTTGCCAATGGTGTGAAGTTTGAACTGGTGGAGTATATGAAAATTGCTTCTAACAGTACTTTTGACTTGTATCAGTATGCAGCAAGACTTCATGACTTGGCCATAAGGCGTAAGTTCTATGTCATAGGTCAATATCTCGTTTCAAACTCTTACTCGGAAGCAGAGGATATTCTTGATGTTACTAATTCTGTAAGTGATGAGCTTGCTTCTCTTTTCAAATCTAGCAGTACGACTGTCGCGACCATTAATGATGGGCTTGAAAGTGTTTATAGCATGATAAATGAAAATCTATCTGGTGATAGACCAATGACCGGAACTCCTACCGGATTTGAAAAGATAGATGCTAAGTCGGGTGGTTTGCAAAAATCGGATTTGATAATTATTGCTGGAGAAACAAGCATGGGAAAAACTAGTCTGGCAGTGTCAATGATGCGAAATGCGGCTGATTTAGGAACTAAAATTGCCATGTATTCCATGGAAATGAAGAAAGAGCAGATAACAGCTCGTATTCTTTCTATGGAGAGCGGTGTCCCTGCCAATCAGATCATGTACTCACGCTTGACAGATTCGCAGCTACAGGCGGTTGACAAAGGTATTGGCAAGGTATCAGGTAAGGATATCTACTTTGATGACCGAAGTACTTCCAATATTGACACTATCATTTCGTCCATTCGCTATATGAAGTTGAAATATGGCATTGATGGTGCTATAGTTGACTACTTGCAGATTCTCAATGTGAACATGAAGGGAGCAAATAAGGAACAGCAGATGGGAGATGTGGCAAGAAGGTTGAAAAACTTAGCGAAGGAACTCGATATCTGGATTATAGCCCTTTCCCAGTTGAATAGGGATACCATGAATCCGGTTCCTACGTTGGCACGGCTTCGTGACAGTGGACAAATAGCAGAAGCTGCCGATGTAGTCATTCTTATCTATCGTCCCGAAGTAACTAAGAAATCCTATCCAAGCGATTTCTCAAATGTGGAAACGAAAGGAACAGCAATGATTGATATTGCCAAAGGTCGAAATATTGGATTGCTACGGTTCATCTGTGGGTTTAATGCCGCTACGACTTGCTTTTATAATCTTGACTCCGTTCCATTATCAGGAAGTAGTGTTGCTGATGTGGAAGACGATAATCCATTTTAAATGATGAGAGTTACCATTTATTGGGAAACAAGGCATCTTGATCCCAAGGATATACCAAGAATCAAAAAGAGAATCAGGGATAAGTTTAATATCCCGGACTATACTACCGTGAACGGTGAGACTCCTTGTAATATCAAGGAAGAAGATATGGAACTCCTTAAAGAGACAGAAAAACGAGGATTCATTCAAATAAGAAACAAGTGAAATCATGTTAGTAGGAACAACAAATCTTAATACAACGCTCAACTTAACCTATGTGTTGACAGATGTTGTAGAAACCCTTCTCTATGACTTGAGAAGTGAAATGGGTAAACAAGGCTATGAACTGCGTTACGATGCAAAACGTAATTTCAACACTGCAATAGCCGCTATCCGTAAATTAAAACAAGATGTTGACAAAACCCAGTTCTCCACTCAGGAAAATTTCGGCAACGACTCCGATTGTCTTCTGGCTTTCATTCGTCTATTGGTAGACCGGTGCGGAGATGATGATAAAAAGATGTTTGAATTTTATAATTACATCAAGCGTTTTCCGTCACAACTTGGTCTCAATCTATCAGACGAAAAAAGTACGTTCGCTCATATTTTCAAAAGTAGTGAGGAGCTGGATTAGTTATGAGAGTGTTGCTAAATATCCTCCTTCTCCTAGGAGTTAACATCTTATTTTATCTGGTAGTCTACGCAATATCAGACTACTTAATGGATACAATTAATTAACCTTGCAAGTTCTTGAATGATTATCAAGGATTTGCGTATAACAAGAATAGTAATGAGCAAAGAAAGGTTACAAGAGATAGCAAAGGAATTGGCAAATAATGCCAATATGCCGTACTGCTGGGAAGATGTCTACAATCGTTTGATTGGCGGTTATCCTCTTCCGTTCAAAGTAGAAGTCAAATAGAGTAAAACAGAATAAATATGAGCAAAATAAAGAATTTCAAAGATTTGGTATTTATTCCGCATCCAATAGCAGGAGAAGCTCAAAAACTTCCTTTATATCTTGCTAAAGAATATGCAGAAGCTAAACAGGCAAAAATGAATTTTGAAAACGGTTATGGAATTAGCGTCATATTCGGTTCTATGTTCTATTCTAATGGTATAGATACTTATGAGGTTGGAATACTTAAAGATGGTATATTATGCTATGCTACACCAATAACAGATGATGTAATAGGTTATATCACAGCAGACGAAGTTACGGATATTATGAGAAAAATTCAAGAGTTACCAATTGATTAATAACAAAATAGAAATGAACATCGGAATATTAGCAGTTGACAGCAATTACCCTAATCTCGCATTGATGAAGATAAGCAGCTATCATAAAGCACGTGGCGACAATGTGGAATGGTATAATCCTTTGTGTTCATACGATAAGGTCTACATAGCAAAGGTGTTTTCGTTTACACCGGATTACGGCTACTATATTAATGCCGATCAAGTCGATAAAGGTGGTACAGGGTATGACATAAAAAAGGTTCTTTTACCAGAAATTGATAGAATGATTCCTGATTACGATCTGTATAATGTTGATAAGAATTTAGCTTATGGTTTTCTCACTCGTGGGTGTCCCAATCGTTGCAAATGGTGCGTAGTTCCTGCCAAAGAAGGCAATATAACTCCATACATGGATATTGAGGAAGTATCTATCGGACGAAAGAATGTGATTCTCATGGATAACAACATACTTGCATCCGACTACGGTTTGCAGCAGATTGAAAAGATTATCTCCATGGGAGTACGTGTAGACTTCAATCAAGGTTTAGATGCCCGGCTGGTAACGGATGATATAGCCCGGTTGCTTGCTCGTGTTAAATGGATTAAGCGCATACGGTTCGGTTGTGATACACCGGGACAGATTGCTGAATGTGAGCGTGCCACGGCTTTAATTGACAAATACGGGTATAAAGGCGAATACTTCTTTTACTGCATCTTATTGAAGGATTTTAAAGAAGCATTTGAACGAGTAAATCATTGGAAAAAGAAAGGCGGTCGGTTCTTGCCGTATTGCCAGCCTTATAGGGACCTGAATAATCCGCATCAAATTATACCGCAATGGCAAAAGGATTTAGCCGGATGGGCTGATAAGAAGTGGATTTTTAGAAGTTGTGAGTTTAAAGACTTTACCCCGCGAAAGGGTTTTGTTTGTAGTGAGTATTTCAACGAATAACAAGAATAGAAATGAGTAAAATAATTATAGATGGCAAGAAATATGAACGAATCAAAGTTAAGGGGAAAGAAAATTGCAACGATT